TGAACCTATTTCCGTTGAGGAAGCTAGGTTTCATTGCGATTTAGATGATAACTACTTTGACGAAAAGCTTAGGAGTCTAATTACGGCTGCGAGGCTTAAAGTAGAAAAAGATACACGCCGTGCGTTAATAAACCAAACTCAGGTTTTATCGATGGACGGCTTTCCTAGTGGAAGCGTTATAGAGCTTCTCACAGCACCAGTGTCGAGCGTTACCAGTGTTACCTACACGACCACAGGCGGGGTCGTTACAACGCTTGATTCAAGCAAATACAGCGTTGATGCGGACAACACGCCTGGTCGAATTATTCTCGGGTACGATGCCGAGTGGCCTGATAATCGTGGCTATGTAAACGACGTTAAGGTTACTTACGTGTGCGGGTACGGAACAAGCAGTGCAGATGTTCCTGAAGCAGCCCGACAGGCAATGCTACTACTTATACGCAGTTGGTTTGATAACCCAGCGGCAACGACCGTTAGCATGTTTATACCTCGTGAAATTGTAATGGGTTACGAGGCTCTAATTAGCTGCCTGAAATGGGGTCAGTATCCATGAGCCAACGTCTGCGTAATCGAATTATTATCGAAAAGCGGTCAACCAGCGTTGATGCCGCTGGTCAGCAGACTACGTCGTGGTCGACGGTTCGTGAGTGCAATGCAAAAATTCGTGATTCTGGTGGACGAGAAAAAGCTCGTGGTAATCAAATGGATGCCACTGTCGATGCAATTGTGATGATCCGGTTGCCTCGGGAAGGTGAATACCCAAATAGCACAATGCGTGTGCGATACGACGAAGCAGGCCGTAGTCGGACTCTTAACATCATGACCGTTCAAAAGCGTGAGTTTGAGAACAACATGATTTGGCTGTATTGCCGGGAGGATGACTAATGGCAATGACCAAGCAGTTGCATGTAGGTGCAAAGTTTCGGCCAGGACAATTTATAACTTCAAACGGCAGAAACTTACAACAAGCGTTAGATACGTTGCCAGCCTCTTTACAAAGACAGGTGCTACGCAAAGTCATAAGCAAAGCAGGTGTAAAGGTTGCAGGTGAAATTAGAAAAGCAACGCCAAGATCAAAGCTTACCGGTACGACGCTTAAGTTAAGTAATAAATCGGCGAAAAAACGAGGCGGTCGTGGTCTTGATCATTTGAAAAAATCCACGGATAGAAAACCAAGTTCAAAATGGCGAAATAACCCAGCTCGCAAAGGAATCATCGGTGTAACGGTGGGTCACGATCAAAACAAGCAAGGAAACCACGCTCACCTGTTAGCACTTGGTCATAAAGCAGTGTACTGGGGTAAAAGAACATCAGAACGAGTAAAAGCGGACGAGTATTTTAAAAAGACGTGGAAAAAAACACTGCCGAAAGTTGCCAAAATGATCGAGCAGGACGTTAAGAAGAAGCTTGCTCAAGTTGTTGCAAAGAATGCCAGTAAGAATAACGTATTAAATGTTGGAGGCTCACCGTAAATGGCTGATTGTGGAATTATCCTCCGAACAAAACTTGCAAGTGAGTCATCGGTAACAGACTTGGTCGGTGACCGAATTAGACCTGACGCTCTTGTACAAAACGAAACATTACCGGCAATTGCCTACGTGGAATCGACAAGTGAACACGAACACGGTTTAGCTGGTGTAGAAGGAACGGTAACGGGAACTGTAGTTGTGGGGTGTTTCGATTCGACAAGAATCGGGGCGAACAACTTAGCAGAAAAAGTTCGACTAGCACTGGACTGTTTTAGAGGCAGTGTTGGCTCGGACTATGTTAAATCGATTTTATTAACAGGCCGCACGAAAGAGTATGACATTCCGGTCGACGGATCGGATGCCGGAAGGTATGTCGTCACACTTGATTTCGACATGGTCACCTCAGAAACCATTCCTAGCTAGGAGTTTTAACAATGGCTGATACCGGGAATACCGCAGCAATTTCGTTTACCGGACTTTCCGGTACTGTCCAATCCATTTCGATTGGTGACCAAACTAGAGAAGCGTTAGAATCAACGCCTTTAAACGTAAGTATTGGTTCGAACTATAGTGCCTACAAGGAATTTGTTCCTGATCGCGTTATTGACCCGGGTGAGGTTGATGTAGTGATGTATTTCTCAGGTACGCCAGCGGACATCACCGCAGGTGCCGGTACTTTGACAATTACGCTTCCACTGCAAAGTGGGCAAACGACAGCAGGAACGTTAGCTGGTACTGCTTTCGTAACACGTATTAAATATGGCGATTTAGAGCAGGGTTCGTTAACAATGGCCGAAGCTACTTTCAAATGGGATGGCCTGACTGATCCAGCATTTACAGCAGGAAGTTAAAAACGGGGAAACCAAATGGAAATAACGTTTGATCATCATCCGCATAGAACAGATGTTCATGGGGAGTTAGTACCGACATTCCCAGATATCAAAATGATTCGAATTAACGGCATGCAAGCTGGTTACTGCGGGTCAGGTATCGGCAATGAGATTCATATGGTACGCAACTATCCAGAGTCTGTAATGGCAATGGTGCGAAGCGAAGTGGAACGGGAAATTACAGGTGGTGTTACAGAAGTGCGACAGCCACCAAGTGTCATGATTGTGGAGGAATCAATAGATGACGACGGGGAATACGAAGACGAAGTCGAAGAATAATTTCGGAACACGAGAACAGCTTCTAGGTTGCTCAGGCAAACGATTTACAGAGGTTGTACTCGGTGACACAACATTCAGACTTCAGAGTTTGACAGAAGGCGAGAAGTCTCGTTTTGAAAAGAGCATTCTTTCTAAGAAAGGTGTTATTCGGGACGATGCTCGGCGACGGTTGTTAATAAGAACACTCGTTGACCAAGACGGCAATCGCATTTTGACTGACGCAGATATCTCGGCACTTGCTGATCTAGATGGAGCTGTCACTGCAAAGCTATTTGATGCGGCGATGGAACACGTAGGTTTCCAAAGTGATGAGATTGATGAGTTAGTGGGAAACTCAAGAGCGATCCACGGAGACTAATGGCTTACCGGCTGTGTCGCATGGCCGGGAGGCTTGATGTCGACCAAATGCTCGAAGAAATAACACCCGAGCAAATGGACGAATGGATCGCTTATTACTACACAGAACCATGGGGTGAGGAGTGGTTACAGTCCTCACTTCTATGTTCAATCGTAGCAAACATGTTTGTAAGCGATAGGAGCAAGGCATTAGAACCTGATGCTTTTGTTCCTAAGCTGCAAGGAACAAAACCAAAGTTTGTTCCACCACAACCAATCGGTGAAATCCAACGGGAAATTGAAAGGCGTTACGGATAATGGCTGCTGCTAATCTCGGTTCATTGGTTGCTACAGTTGCTGCTAACACAAAGCCATTTCAATCCGGTATGAAGCGTGCAAACGGCATGCTATCTCAACTCGGCCAAAAGCTTGGCATTACCGACAAGCAACTAAAAACAATGGCAAAGACAGCAGCCGCCGCAGCTGCTGCGTTTTTTGCGTTTAAAAAGGTCGGTGCGATGTTACAGGAAACCGCACAAAGAATTGACGATCTTGCAAAACGTGCTAGAGCATTGGGTGCAGAAGTTAATCAGGTCGCTCAATTAACATTTGCATCGGCTTTAGCGGGGGGAGATGAACAACGATTTTTCTCAACAATGGGTAGATTGATGCTTAATCTCGGGCAAGCGTCAGCTACAACAAAAACGGCGTTAAGCACGCTTGGGCTATCCGTAGAAGAGCTAGCAAATATGTCACCTATTGATGCATTTCTTGCATTGCAAGACGCATTGGCGGGAGTAGAGAACCAAGCCGAACGTATGGGTATTATTGCGTTAATTGCTGGTGGCCGCATGGAAAACATGATTCCGCTAATGAACCTGTTAGGTACAGACGTAAATGCCGCCATGGCTGAATTTTCTCAGTTGCATGGAGTAATTAAAACGAAACCGTGGGAAGACTATGTTGATGCGTTAACTCGTCTTGAAACGGCATGGTTCGGTTTAAAAATGACTATGTTACAAGACTTGCTACCGGCGTTTGAGGCAATTGTAAATTCGTTTAAAGAGGTGTTACGTATTGTACGTTTGCTGTGGCCGCTAATAAGAAATCTTGCGTTAGGATTAGCGGCAGCAGCCCTGGCGTGGTGGGGAATAGCAGCGGCACAAAAAGCATGGACGGTTCTGTCTACTATTAGCGCAAAAGCGTTAAAAAACATGATTATTTTGTTAATAGAAAAAGGAAAAGCATTAGCTTCGGCTTCGCTAACATGGTGGCAATTTGCAAAAGTAGTTGCCGCATCGGTTGCAATTATGGCAGCAGTTGGCGCGGCGATGGCTGAAATGCAAGAAGTAGCAGAGGAATTAGAAAATCTCGGCAATCCCGAAGAAGACAAAGGTGGATGGGCAAATCTGTTAGAAAACGCTCGCAAACTTGAAGAGTTAGCGAAAAAAGCAAACTCACTGCTTTCAGAGCTAAGAACACCAGAGGAAGTGTTCAGGGATACATTAGAAGAGCTAGCTGCAATCAATGTAGCATTTGAGCAATTGGGATTAACCGCCGATGAAGCAGCAATAATTTGGAATCGTGGTGTTGCTAAAGCGTTAGCAACCTTGCTTCAAAGCAAGAAGGTTATGGAGTCTATGCGGCAAGCTGGGGCGTTAAAACTTGGAACTATGGCTGAAGCATCTGGCCGCATGGCAGCGGAACGACAGCAACAGCGGCAAACAGAGTACTTAGCACACCTTAATACTGCGATGGCGACAGCAAACGATATCCTTGGAGATATTCGTGACACTATTCAACCACCACCTGGAAACGTACCGGCATTAGATTAATGGCAACACAAGTACAAACAAAATCAGGAACTTGGCAAGGTTCGATTAATCTCGATGGCACGGCTACCTACAGCGTAGGGTATACCGTGCGGACTGATGATCTTGAAATGGGAGCTGATTTAATTCTCGGTCTAGACGAGTTACCAGCAATTGGTGACCGGTACGACTTGTTAGACGACGAGGTTAACTACGCGTTTGTAACTTCGAAAAGTGCAAGGCAAAAGTCTCCAGGCTTCTGGGAGGTCACCGTCAAGGTTAGTAATGATTTAGGCAGTGGAAAGGACAAAGGAAAAGGCCAAACTGCCGACGATGAGCCGACAGAAGATTGGCGACAAATCGGAGCAACAATTGACGTTAGCAGTTTTCGCGTAAGTCGAGCTGCTGAATTAGGTGCCTACATAGGCAAGTTAAATGTTCAACGAAATCAAACACCTCCGGAGCTGTCATTTCAAGAGTTGGGTCAAGCGTTTTGGGATGTAAACACGCGAGAACCAAAAGGTGTAACAAACGCAACAAAAGGCAAAAACCAAGTTCATCATATTGGCAATGGAATTCCTATTACCAACAGTGCATACACACGGTTCGACCCGCCGCCGGAAATTGATTACAGCCGATTGAAAATTGTTATTACTCGGTTGCACAACGAGTACCCAACCTCATTACTCAGATTTATCGATACGGTTAATTTAAAGCCGGTAAGAATTGATATTAATGGTTTTAAAGGAACACTACCGCCGTTTACTGCAAAACTTCAAGGTATTTCAGGAAGCAAAGAATACAACTCAGGCGATCCATATTGGCGTATCAATTACGAGATAGAATGTGACTTTCTTTTTACCTGGAGAATCGATCTGCTAGATCAGGGGTTTGTAAAAGTTAATCCCGATTTGTATGGAAAAAATTACGACGACTACGACAATGAAATCGGGGACAACGAACAAAAAGAAAAGTGGTTAGAGGTTGCAAAGGACATGTCGGGAATGCCAATGCAAGACCCCGTAAAACTAGATGGATATGGCGAACCAAATGCAATGGGTGCGACGGATGTATATTTGCGCTATGCCGTGTATCCAGAGTTGAACTGGGCACCACTTAAATTTCACGTACAACAACCGATTATAAACATGAAGGATGAATAACGATGGCAAAAGTAATTTGGATCGGCACACCGAGTGGTGATGGTGATTGGGGTACAACATCCAATTGGTCAGGTGGAGCTGTGCCAAGTGCTAGCGACGACGTGTATTTTACAGCTGAGTATGTCGGCAGCGTGAAGGCTGGACTTAATCAAAGTGCCATCGGACTCAACAGTGTAACTTTTGATCCCGGATACACTGGGAATGTAGGCAGTACGTCGGCTGGGTTTTTACAGATAGCCTGTAGTTCGTTTACGTATGCCGGTAGTGGGTCGTATGCATATTTCGATTTAGGAAGCGGAACAGTTGCTCCGGTAATTAACAACACTGGAACTAATAATCGCGGTGCTTATGGTGTGTACCTCAAAGGCACAGGGTTGACTAACGTAGAAGTTAACGGTGGGAGTGTTCAGATTGGATATCCAGGCGACACATGTGACGCACAGACGCTTAACATAACTGGCGGTCAGGTGTTGATCAACGAGTCTGGATCGGTAACAACGGTGAACAATTACGGCGGGTCGGTTACGACCTACACCGACAATACAACCTTAAATAACTACCGTGGCTCTTACACGTTGAAGCGTAGTGCGGCGTTGACAACTGCAAACGTCGATTCTGGTAATATCAACCTCGATAGTTCTGGAACTATTACTACGTTGAATTTAAACGGCGGGACGCTTAATTCATTGGCCGGTAATGCGAGAACGATCACAACACTTAATTGGAAAGCCGGTGCAAGTTTACGGTATTTCCCAGCCAATACGACAATCACAAACTTCTCCGCACCGACTGAACCAATTTTAATCGAAAGCACGCAGCTATAAACGTGGGGATGTCATGGCAAAATACACACTTGGAACGCGAGCAATTCAACAGATTGCTGCGGATCACCGTGAACTAAAAAGCCAACTTAAAAACATTAAAGCGACTCTCAGAAAAAATCCACCACGAGGTGGTTTGCGAGAAGATTTCGAATATGCAGTTACTGACGAAAAAATAACAGCCCGCACAACAACCTCTCCAAGCGTTCAAACAGATACGGTGACGCTTCTAAACAAGTTCGGAAATGGCCTGGCATCCTTTTTCGATTTCAAACGCACTAATGAAGGCACTGCGGACGAACCCGACTGGACGCAGAAGCTAGAAAAACGGTCTGCACCGCAGATTCGTGTCTACAATCCTAATCTTGTGCCCATCCCACCTCGGTCGTTAATTACCGTTAGTCGAAACTTTCAAAGCGGATTATGGGTCGTTACCGATAAGGTGCAAACAATTATCGGTAAAGCTAGCGGCTCTATCACAGCACGAAGTGGGTCGACCGCAGGAGAAGGCACAATGAGTTTGTACTACTGCGACAAGGACGGAACGCTAACCGACTCAGGCGATACAGTGGCAGTAATTAATATTGCGTCAAGTGCGGTTACTGCCGGAGCGTTTATTACCGCAAAGCTTGATAGTCTTAGCCAGCGTTTTGTGGTCGATATGGAGGATTGCACGTAAATGGCAGTCAATCGGTTTTCGCCAGGCTGCGAATGCTGTGATACAGGCTGTACACGTCTAGCCGACAACGCAACATCTGGCAGCATTTCATCCTTATGGAACAACAGCGACGGGGCTTGGCAGGGTGCGTCAGACGGCTACGAGAACACGTCGACCGGCGGTGTGTTATGGTCAAACCGTGCAATGAACACAACTGATAAAAAAGGTTCGTTGCGATTTCGATTTAAGAATTTAGATATAGGTTCGACGTTAAAAATCTATTTCGATTATTTAGACGCAAACAACCATCATTATTTAGAAATTAGTCGTACCGCTGACGAGTCGTGTACTTATACCGAGTTTCCATTAACCACGGTTTATAATTTTGTCATCGGTAAAGTGTCATCAGGAACAGCATCAACAATTGCATCACGCACTGGGGTGCGAGGAGCAGAGCCTGATAAAGAGCGTGTGTGCTTGCAATGGACAACAACGCACGTAATTGTGCATACGACAATAACTGTTAATCCTAGTTGGCCGGATGAAGCCGGGTATTGGAACTGCGAGCCATCTGGTTTTGGCCTAACAACCGAATACACCACATTCGACGGTGCAGATTACGGGTTTGATCATAGCGAATCGGTTTCTGCGACAATTAAAATATTCGCTATAGTTGCGATTAAAAGTGCTGAAGAAGAAAACTGTCCAAGTTGTTATCTCGATTGTCCGTGTGATGAAGTTCCAGAAGAGTTCGATGTTACAATTTCCGGCATTGCCGCACCCTGGCAAAGGTATGTCAACTGTTCAAACTGTTCAAATCTAAACGACACATACAGCTTAACATTACAGTCTGACAACTATGAAAAATGGCCGCAGGGCGTGTCTAACTGGTCAACGATGCGTGATAAACCTTCAGAGTATTATGCGGTCAAAGACTATGCATCGGGCAATTGCGTGTATGCCTACGACGCAACCGGACACAGCTCACCACCGAGTGCTTCATGCGACAGTGGTAGCGTGTCGATTTCCAAGATCGTGTTGTGGTTTACGGGAAAACACGCTCACCTGCAAATTTGTTTAGCCACCGGAACTCCGTTTGGAACTAGTGACGATGTTGACAGCTTTCAACACCCGTTTTATCCGCTACAGCTTATGTGTGACAGCGGAGCAGGGGCAAGAGTTAGTTTTACGCTGGACGATGCGAGTACCTACTCGGACTGTATGGTGAACCTCAGCGGTAAAGTAGTGGATACCTATTGGTGGACAAAATACGGCAGGAGCATTAAGTCACAGAACTTAAATAGTGGGCGTACATGTAGCCTGTTGGGGTTAACTGTGGATATTGTGGGGAGCTAACGATGCATTGTGTGTGGAAAGAGGTAAACGACGGTGTTGTGTGTGTTAGCTGTGGTAAACATAAACCAAGGCCAACTCGGCGTAACTGTTCAATCATCAAAGGTGCGGGAGATCGCGTAGCACGAATGACAAAAGCGGTTGGCATTAAGCCATGCGGCGGCTGTAATAAACGTAAGCGAAAGCTGAATAAGCGGTACGCGAGTGAAGCGTTTGCAAACGCCCGCTGGATTACGGCAATGCAGTATCTCAATGTGACCCGCGAAATGATTGCAAATGTTCCGACAAATGTTTCGGTAATCGTAGGCATACCGCGCAGTGGAATGATTGGTGCAAGTTACCTGGCAGCCATGCTGCACCTGCCGCTGGCAACGCTCGATGGCGATGAAGTAAAAATGGTTGGCGGTGGTTCACGCACACAACACATGCAAGCCGATATGTCGGTTCCGCTGTTCTTTGACGACACGGTTATGAGCGGTCATGTAATTAAGCAGGTGCGTGAATCGTTTCCAACGGCTATTTTTGCAAGTGCGTTTGCTAATCCGTTATGCGGCCTCCAGCCTGATATTGTCGGCATGCCGTTAGCCGCTCCACATTTGTTGGAGTGGAACTTTATGAATTCTATGTTCGTTAATAACGCAGGGTTTGATTTGGACGGTGTTATCGTTAAAAATTTTACGGGCGAGCCGCTGCTGTTGCCACGAAAACAAGCGGTTGGTGCAATAATCACAGCCAGGCCTGAAAGCGAGCGTGAAAAAACAGTAGAGATGCTTGCTGAGATCGGCGTAAGTTACAAGCGTTTAATTATGTTTCAGGGCAATGATATTCCTAACGCGGAAGCAGTCGCGGATTACAAAGCGAAACACGTCAAAGAATACGGCATGGACTGGTACGTCGAAAGCGAACCACCGTTAGCTGAGATGATCGCTGACCGGTGCGATGCTTGGGTGATTTGTCCAACCAATGGAGCTATTTACTAATGGGACGCAAAAAACGATACCGCCAAGACGGACAATACGCAGGGGACGCAAAGCTAGAGCGTAAAGAAGCGAAAACCGAAAGTAAAACAAGCCGGTTGGAAGCGAAAGCAACGTTGGCTCTTGCGAAATCGCAAAAACGTAAATGGCTCGCTATTTTGATCGGTGTGATCTTGGCGGCATATTTGATTATTAAAGGTGGTGCAGGCAGTGGCATCCTTGAAAAAATTCCATTTCTAGGAGGTAACTGATGAAGACCATAATTGACAATATTAAAGGTAAGGTAGCCGACTGGCTTCAGAGTACGGATAGTAAACGGCTACTTGCCGGAGTGATTACCGCAGTCGTAACGACCGTCGGAACTTACCAAAACTGGCTGACTGAGCAGCAAGCGATGAACGTATCCGGCGTTGTGATCGCTTTGATTCTTGGTGACAGCTATCGTCCAATTAACCCCGACAAGGCAAACGTTGCCAAATGAGGCTTTTTGATTGTTAAAATAAAAGAGCCAGGCTAAAGAAGAACTGCCTCTTCTTGTGCGGGCAGCAGTAGCGGTTTTGAGAATCGTGCTGCTGCCCATTTTTAATAGAGAGAGCGTAATGAGCGACCAGCTAATAAAGAGCATTGATGAACTTAAAGAAAGCGTGCATGCTCTTAATACGAAGATCGAAAACATGCGGATCGAGCTGGTTCCGATCTCACGCATTGTAGCGGGTAACGGCAAGCCCGGATTAGAGGCTCGTCTTTACCATCTAGAACAGGAAATGTCCCAGCGTGAATCAACAACCAATTGGGCGATGCGAACTGCCGTCATTAGCCTGATGGGTGCGTTGGGGACTGTCGTTTGGAGTTTGATCCAAACTTAGCGGCTCAACGCAACAGTCGTAGCCGTTGCATCTTAAAAGTGAGCAATAAGAATCTAGTTGTATCCTGCTCGCAAAATACCGAACAGCGTCAGTTCCGTTAATCGTTACTTTATACATTCTTTTCCTGCCTTTGTTGCCAAACACCTAAGTATCAAAACAAGGTGTGACACATAAGGTCACGCTCTAAAAAAATCTTTAGCCGTAAAAGACCTATAAAGAGCGTGGAACAATAAAATAAAATGACGAACGGCCAAACGCAAGAACAAAATACGAAAAACTTCACCCAATCTCACGCTGTGTTTTGATGGCAAGTTCTAGTGCATTAAGCGTGTACTTGCGGCTCATCGCATCGGTGTGGTGTCCGATGACTGCCTGTTGCCGCTCTAAGCCATTGTCCTCTACGTAATGCTGGAACACGTTATTAGAATGATAGTGACGTAGCTGGTGAATCACGAATCTGTTGATGTTATGTTTCTTAAGGATTCGCAGGACTGCACCTCGGAAGGTATCTGGCGAATAGCAGGGGTTAGATCGGTTGCCGAGCTTCTTAAACCAGGTCGCCCAGCTTTCTCCGTCGTCACGAGGTTGTTTGCTCTGGCGTAGTGATTGCTGCCAGCGGCAGAAGGTAAAGTTAGCGTGGGGGTTGAAGATGTACGGGTGTCCTTGGTCGGGGCGTGCCTCTTCATAGCGGCGAAGTGCCTGAATGCATTTCGTGCCGAGGACGACGGTAAGTTCTTTACCCATGTGAGCTGTTTTGTGCGTGAGTGGTTTATAGAGCCAAACTCCATCGGCCTCTTCTCGACTAGTATCAATTTCATCCCAGCTCAGTTTGCAGATGTTATCACTACGCATGCCGGTCAGGCTTGCCACCATGAGCATCGTGTGGATCGTTGGGCTAGCGTGTGCCAGTGCCTCCAGGAGGTCAGACTCCCGGCAAGGCAGTCTGGTTTCCGGCTGTTTGATGTGCCGGTCGAGCTTATTAAATTTTTCGACAGTAAGCAGTGAACCGTAGACGGCTGCATCGACAAGGTTCTTTCGCACGCCGAATTTGAAACACTTCTGGATCAGCTGCATTTTGTCGTTTAGCCGTTTGGTTCCATTGCCGGTTTTTAAATGTTCGTTTTCCAGAACCTCATCGAGCATTTGAGCATCGAACGTGTTGGCTTCAATGTGTTGGTAGGGCTGAAGCATGCGTCCGACGCATTCGACATCCTGCATGTATCGTTTATCCGAGCGTGACTGTCTGGGGTCGCCTGCTAGGCGCCTCTTGGCGTGGTAGTCGTAGAAAGCACACCATACATCCTCGACAGTTGAAAAGCGTCTGCGAGCGTTCTGGGGCGACTGAGAGTGATATTCTCCAGCGAGGTCGGCACGCCATTTTCGGAAAGCGTTCCACATTTTTTCGGAGCCGAATTTGCCAGGGAATGTTTTCTGTTTACGTACACCGTTTGCGTCGTGGTAGTAACAGTAGCCGTGACCTTTTTTGTGTTGCTTAGGTGCGTCTGGAAGCGCGTGAGAAGTAGCCATGTTAGAAACTGCCTTTCTGTGTGATCCGTCCAAAGTGATGTACTAAGTACATCGAATCGGGTGAATGAAAAGCAGTGTAGTGGGCTGTATACACTGTATATATAGTATATTTGCGATTTCCGCAGGAGCAAGAGTCGTGGGGTTATGAGCCTCGCGAGCTACCGGGCTGCTCCACCCCGCGTCATGTAACTTCTAAATGGGTCGCGTCTATTTATATACTATAAAAACAGGCGTTTCAGCCTCGCTACACCGCATTAGTAACGTAAGTATATCATCGTCTATCGATGTGTCTAGCCTATAGTTCTTTTTACCGTGTTTTATAGGCTTTTACTTTGAGGTGATGTACTTTGATGTACTGCGAGCTTATTCGATGTACCTCTATTTTTTGTTTCGAACGTGTTTGTTTAGCATTGCCTGGTGATACGCTTGGGTTGCTCCACTAACAAAAACTTCGATCCGTCTGATCGCCTCTGAAAAGTTAGCAAAGTACGGCACATCCAGCGAATCTAAATCGCTTGCGTCAACTAAGTCCTCTAGCGCTTTTAGCATGCCGATGGAATACTCAATTTGCTCACGAGCTTCCGTAAGACCATCCGTGTCTAACGTTGTTATATTTTTTCTTGGCATTTTTTTGGCGGGTGAAAAGTGATGCAGAATACCACTTATAAGTATATGAAAATAAATGCAAATAAACGCAAATAAAAACATAATGCGGAAATAAAGATATATCAACGCCCGTCGATAAAAAAGTCCAATACAAGCACGTTTTAAAAAAACAAATGCAAAAAACTTAAAAAGGACTTGCACGGGCTAAAAAGCCCTATAAGTTAGTACTGTTAAATAAAAGCAAATAACAGGAACTAACAACTCATGGATGAAGTGAAATTCGAAGATTTCGAAAACGCTCTGACTCTCACAGAGGTCGCTGACGCTCTCAATATTAATCGTATGACAGCCTGGAAGTATGCCAAGAGCGGCAAGATTAGGGCATTCCAGCTTTTCGGTCAATGGCGAATTCTTGAAACCGATTTGAATGCATTTATCAACGGCAGCGTGAACATGAAAGCACGACTAGCCGAAACACCGGACAAACCAGTCACGGTTGGCAAAATGCCAAGCAGTCGCATGGACACGATTCTACAAAAATAGCAGCGGATGCTGGGGATGGATACTCAGCGGAATTCGCGTGCGTGGGCTGGAGCGGGGGTAAAGGATTACCGCCCGTTCATTTTT